TTACCATAACAGGTATGATCGACAGCTAGACTTTTATATTTACTTATATCAGTCATTAGTATATCCTTTCGATTTATATATAATCATATAGGATTATTATATTTAATTACAAGGTCTGTCAATGGAATTTTTACTTACATTATTTATATGTACCGGAATAGGTAATAATTGTTTACCGGTTACACAAGATATGCATTCATATCAGATGAATCATACTACATTCAGTAGTTGTATTAAGGATGGTCTAGGTCAATCTTTTGAAGTATTTTATAATGGTAAATTATTAACAAATGAACAAATAGATAAAAGCAGGCTCTATCCTAAATTTGTTTGCGAGCCATATACTCCGGAACAGGCAGAGACTTAATCATTTCATAAAAATTTGTACAGAAATTCTAGGCATCAATGGACTTAGTACAGGATTTACTTTGTGTGCAATTGGAGCCTTTACAATTACTAAAGAGTTACCAAGAACAGGTATGAAACTATTACCCCCTGTATCTGTAAACATAAATTCTCCACCCCATTGTCTTTGCCATTTGTTGTTTAAATAATAAGTTGCTCCATAAGTCCAGGTGTCATCACTATGCCAATTAATTCCTGTTCCTTTTTCTAAGTAATGAATAGTAGTAGTCATGTGTTTTAAATCAGGAAGTAAACAATATGGATTAGATTTTAATTCATCTTTTAATATTTCAAAAGGAGGATAATTATTTACCTCAACTCTCTTAGGTGGTTTCATATTCTTGTAAAGAAAGCTACTCCACGCACTCTTAACATCTGTTAATTTAATATTATTACGCTCTTTAATAATTGCATTGTGAATACCTTCATAAACTTTTTTATCAAGAAAGTCATGTATCCACCAAATTTTTCCAGGAATGGAATAAGCTAATTTCACCCTTGGCCTTTGTATCTCGTCTGTTTTTTCTGACGACGCTCGCTTTTATTTAAATTTTTTTTGTGTTGTCGAGGACCTCTCTTCTTAGGTTTGTCTCTTGGAATGTAGTGCGTAAATTTTTGTTTAGCCATTATTTCTCCGTGTATTAAAAGATATTATTAATCTTTCTTCATTAGTTTTTAATTTTTTTACTTCATGAGGAACTATTGAAGGGAACATTAATAATGTATTTTTTTTAAAATTATGAACATAAGAATTAAAAATACTATCATAAAAATAAGTTGGACTACAATTAACTCCTTTTAAATAAATTATACCAGAATAAATTGATCCATAATGATTATGAATACCATGTTCATTTTCTTTATTATATAATTGTGCCCAATTATTAGTTAATAATAATTTATGTTTATCTAAAATATCTGTAATTTGTTTTTTTAATTTTTTTAAAACAGGAAAATTTAATATATTTAAATTTTCATAAGTAGTTTTTTGATCTTTTGTATTAACATCTTTAGTTAATAACAAAACTTGATTTACTTCTGCTTCTGTTATTTCTAATACGTATTCATGAAATAAATGTTCATGAGAAAAAGGATCAAAAGTTTTTTTAGTCATTAGTTATTTTAAAATTACCTGATACAGATATTCTTTCTCCTTCACATTTAAAACTATTCACATAATGATTTAATTTAGATGGAAATATAAACATATCTCCTACTTCTGGAAAAAAAGTATGTTGATTTAAAAATTCGTTTCTCTCATTAATACAATATAAAAAATTAATTGTCCCTGGTCCACCAGATTTTCCAGGATATTTCACTGCTTCTTGTTTTAAATCTTTAGGAATCTGTGTAAATATTACAAATGAAACATCGTCATCGTGAGTGTGTATAGGATTAGATTCAAACTTTGTCATGTAATTTACCCATGCAGCCATTAATTCTATTTTATTTCCTAAACCCTCACCTCGATTTTCAAAAAAAGCTTGGCAATAACTTCTTACGTATGGATTAATAATTTTAAATAATTTTTTAACATCTAATTCATATTCATGTTTTATTATACCAGCTAAATTTTTTCTGTAGTCTTTAGAATTTTTGTCACATAAACTTTTTATTTTAGAAACTTCATCTTTATCTAAAGATGTATTATATAAAAAAGGTCCCCAATGAAAAAAATTATATTTTATTGTTTTATTCTCTTTGTCCATTTTGTTTTATATATTCTTTATCTCTTTCACTTAACTTTAAATACCTTATGCTACCATTAATGTGTTGTCTAGTGTCACTTCCACAGTTAGTGCATCTATAAAAATCTGAAACGATTGCAACTAAAATTGTATCTTCTCCACACTCTTCACAGATACCATGTACTGTATCTATTTTATTAAACATTTTAAATTTATTGTTCATTAAATAATTTTTTCTAATTCTTCTTTTTTTATACTAGCTCCAAAAGAAAATATCAATCTTTCTCCATCTTTTATTGGAGTAGATCCATGTTGTTCCATAGAAGCTATAACCAACCACAAATCATTTACTCCTACTTCATAAATTTTATCATCTATAACTATATCTCCACCATATTTAGGTTTTTTTATCATAAGGTTAGCTCTGACATGTGCACACCCTTCTTTAGCATCATCTTGATGTACGTGTGTAAAGCTATCATCTTGATAGTGGTTCATTAATAAATCTCCATAAAAAGGATCTTTTTCTGTAGGGAATAAATTAAATTGTTTGAAAGCTTCCTTCCATAATTCAAGATTTGAATTTTGCGGAGCATATCTTCTTCCTGGCCCCGCCTGGTTTATTATAAATGCATTATTATTAAATGTTATTTTATCTGCATCTTTCCAATTTTTAATTATTCTATTAATTTTTAAATTCATTATTGTAAATCTACTGCTTTTCCAATTACAGGTTTGTATTTGGTTTTACCTTCTGATTTGTAAGCCCATAAAAATTGTTTTCTAGGTTTGTCAGTAGTGTAACTACAGTGGATCCAGCCCGAGTTGGGTTCGCCTGGCGTGTAGAACTCGAGGATCAATTGATCAAAATTTAGGTTCATGTAAATCCAGTCAGCTAACTCTGCATTGTCTGTGCCCATACATTCGAAATCGGCGGCCTCGGCTTTGGCATGTTGACTGTTGATCGAGCTACCTATTTTTAGGCACAGCTGCTCGCTACGGAAACCGCTCGTTACTTTTACTCTACCAAAGTGATCACGTACCGGCTGTAAAATATTCTCACAAAGCTCTTTTAATTTTTCTATCTGACCTGAGTTTGGATTGTTATTGATATCCAATCTGACAGCAGTGTCTGATTTGATTAATTCTTGAAGAGTAAAATTACGACTAAGGTTCATTAAAATATTTTCCCATGTTGCCATTCCCATAAAAAAGGAGAACTTATAATTGAATTATAGACACAATAATCCAAATGTAAATATTTCATTATTTCTTTTTTATCTAAATATTTTTCAATTTCTTCAGTTTCTTGATTAGATTTATTAAGAGTTGGAACATTATTAAAATGCATTTTTAAAAATAAATTTAAGTCTTTTATATCTATATAATGACTAACACCGGCATTCATTAAAAAAAGTATTTGAGAGGCACTATGATTAATGTTTCCATTTACAGTATTTCTTAAATGTATTTCGTTTGTTGCAAACAATTTATCTAATTTAATATCTTGAACATTAACATTATGTCTTTTTAAATCATATTTTAAACCTGAAATAAACCTTTCATACGGATCTCTTATGACTGCAAATCTAGGTTTGTTTACAGCAAGTGAACGACCTTGCCAAAATTTACCAGGAAAATTATCTTCTATACATTTTGAAACACTTGAATTACCATTTTTATATATTCTTAAAAATTGAAATTTGTCAGTTTCTGTTAATTCAATTATTCTAAATTGCATTTTCGTTTTTGTACCAACAAGCTAATGTGTATCTTGTTCCTTTTTTAATTTTAGTAACTTCATGTACTATTTTATTTCCGTTAAATCCTACTAATTTGTTTTTTTTAGGTGTGACAGTTTCCTCTCCAACTATAGTTTCTCCACCCTCAAAATCATCATTTAAATATATTATTGTTGTATATGGATGGTAATCAAAATCTAAATGTTTTCCTTGAAACTCACCGCAAGGCCATTTAACTAATTTAATGTAGTTTATCATATAATTTTTATTAATACTTTTTATTAAATTATTTAAATTTACAGCTATATCCATAAACATCCTTATATTTGGAGTGCACTCTATTACTTCTGTTTTTCTATGAATTTCATGTATTTTACTATCAAAATTATTTTTATGATAATTAATTAAATCATCTATTTGTGATTCAGGTAAATAGTTTTCTATAACTTTCATTCAAGTATAAGTTTTTTAATACTTTTACTACCATCTATGTTTGATTCTAATTCTGCCATTGACTTTATGCACTGATAAACGACATTATTGTTTTTATTTGTTCTCATTGCAACCCTTTTTCCTTTTAGGCAATCACTCATTGCGGGTTGTATTCTGTGTTCCTTGATCTCTCCGTTAACAATCATAAGAAGGGCTATTACTAACTCTGACATCAATGACTCCCGTTTGCTCTGACTTTATCTTTTAACTCTTCTACATCTGCTAAAAGTTTTTCAGTTTGTTTTTGTATAAAAGATATATTAACTTTGTTATGCATCATGTCTTCAATTCTTGTTTCAATCTGCTCGACACTTTTATAAAGATCTTCTAATAAAAAATGTTGTTCCTGGTCTACGGGGACCTGTTCACTTTTTTTAAGCAAATCATTTTCAAATAATTCTCTTGATGTCTCTAACGATACCAACCTCGAAGTCAGCTCGGTATAAGCGAAGACGCCCATTGCTACGAGCACGATCAGGCTAGCTACCGTCTTCATCGGCATCTGTACGGCGGCCGACTCTGATATGTTGAGTGGTTTATTGGACACCTGGTCCCCCACAAAAAGCTAGGACAACTAACATTACTATCAGTAAACCTGTAAAGTAATAGTTCATCCTGTCTACCTCTATCATTACGTTAACCAACTAATAAGTTTTTCCCACCATTTGTTTCTTGGTGCTTGACTCAAACTGCATTCACAGAGAGCACATTGATTAATGTGATTGTATTTGTGAATACTTACTGCATGTCCACAAAACTCACACATTTTTTCTATTGTTTTTTTAATCATGTTTCTTTTCCTCAATCTCGTAGAAAAATTTATCTGTATCTTCAGTCTTCCATTTACCAGTGTCTTCTACGTTCCACTCGTTGGTTTGTACCTTCCAATCGGGAATATTATCTTTAACCGTAAATGAAGGCAAGTCCCAAATACATCTATTATTTGGCTGAGCAGCATAATTACCGTCATCTAGGGCTATTATGTGAGCACACTTATGTTCGTGTGGTATTTCTGAATGATCAGTGTCAATTATATTACCATTAGGATGGGCCCAGTCAACTGTAAATAGATAGGACCCATGATGCCATTTCTTATCTTTACCAATATATTTTCCGGAAGCTGCGCTTAGAATATTCCAATTAGTAACAGCAGGATAATAACTAAAAGAATTCCAAAGCTCCAATTCATCCAATCTTCTTTTTGGTACGTCTTCGACTTTGAAACCACGTTGGATAAACGCGTTAAGAGGGAGGCGATAAAAGATTGCGCCATTTTCCATAAGTGCATGCCATAAGATAGCACGACCTCCCAAAGAGGTAAGACCGAAGATGATACAGTCTTCAACTTCTCCATGATGTTTTTTAAGGTCATATAAATACTCCTTTTTTATTTGCGCGTATTGTACAGGAATATTTGCATTTAAGTAAGCCATATTTTCATTATCCTATTTACTACCCCAATTTGGTCCTGATTCATAATCAACCTTATTGGGAATTTGTAAGTCAACTGCATGTTCCATTATATCTTTTATTTTTGCAGCTTCCAAATCGTTTATTACAGATATATCAAGTTCATCGTGTATCTGTATATGCGGTGTAATACCTTCTTTATATAGCTCTAACATAGCCTTTTTAGTCATGTCAGCAGCTGATCCTTGAATTAGTTTATTTAATGCTTTGTATGTAAAAGCTCTACGATGACCATTTTCATGCCAATAGTTTTTTTGTTTATTACCATTTTTATCTTTAATAAATTCTCCATCTTCATCTTTTATATGTGGACCCATAGCTTGAAGTTCTAACATTCTTTCATGATCTTGAGCAGGCACAAATCTACCCCAGTCATTACCTTTTAATATAGGTTCATATTTTGGAAATCTACATTTTCTATTTAATATAGTTTTAATTCTACCTTGTTTTTGAGCAGCACTCATTAATTGATTTGTTAATTGTTTTACAAATGGAACTTTAGCATGATAGGTATC